AAGCTCTCACAAATTTCTGGGTAACTAACGGATCCAACGTAAATATTAAGGAATATATGGACTATGATCCTTATTTGGGTCGGATAACCGAAAACTCTAACCACAAACAAGAGGGTTGACACTATCATAAAGTTATGTTAATATAAATAAATATTATACAAAGGAATCGAAAGATCGTACCCCTGTGTTAATGTAAAGTACTCCATGTCGGGAGTGCTATCATCCGCAGGGTTTTTTTAATGCCCATGCGAGATACTAAAAACAATCATGTCAATTAAATCAACATTAGCAGCTGCAGCTGCTGCTCCTTTTCTACTTTCTTCAGCCGCTTTTGCTGGTCCTTATGTGAATGTAGAAGCAAACGCATCATATCCTGATGGAGACTACACAGGTGCTACAACTGACGTTGCTGTCGGTTTTGAAGGTACTGCATCTGAAGGTAAGATCGCATACTACATCCAAGGTGGTCCTGCATTCGTTCATGACGAAGCTGCTGATGACACTGAGACTCAGTTCTCTGGTAAAGTTGGTGCTTCTGTAGGAATCAACGAAGATCTATCTGTATATGGTGAGATCTCTGGTATTTCTGATGAAGATGCTGCTGGCGATGACATCGTAAACTTCGGTGGTAAAATCGGTGCTAAGTTCACTTTCTAAATATCTCTAGTTCGAGATGGATCAAGACCTCCACATTGTGGGGGTCTTTTTTTTATGTAAAAATCAGGTTAAACTGTCCTATATAAATTGCCCTAAGCGGATCCAAATGAAAAGGCTTATCGCAGTAGCAGCACTTGCTGCTCTCACAGTACCTGGTTGTGCAGAAGCACGAACACGACTCTCAGGAGCAGGTGCATCATTTCCATCTAAGATATACAGTAGATGGTTTGCCGACTTCGCAAAAGAAGGAGGACACAGAGTAAACTACCAAGCAATCGGTAGTGGTTCAGGTAGAAAAGCATTCCTTGATCAAACAGTGGACTTCGGAGCATCCGATGATCCAATGAAGAAAGGTGATATAGCAAAAGCAAAAAGAGGAATAGTTCAGATACCTATGACAGGAGGCACGATTGCTTTCGGTTATAATATGCCTGGTTGTGATTTAAAACTTACACAAGAGCAAGCAGTTCAGGTTGCTATTGGTGAGATAAACAACTGGTCACAGGTAGGATGTGAAGATCAAGCAATGACTTGGGTATATCGTTCTGATGGTTCAGGAACTACTGCTGCCTTCACAAACTCTATGAAAGCATTCAGTAAGAAGTGGAAACTAGGAACAGGTAAGTCAGTTGCTTGGCCTGTGGGTATAGGTAACAAAGGTAATGCTGGTGTTGCTGGTAATATCAGAACTACACCAGGTTCTATTGGATATGTAAATCAATCTTATGTTAAAGGTGAAGTCAGAGCTGCTGCTCTTCAGAATAAAAATGGCGACTATGTTACACCATCAGTTGAGTCTGGTGCTTTGGCACTCAATGGTATTACACTCGATGAGAACCTCGCAGGGACAAACCCTAACCCTACAGCAGAAGGTGCTTACCCCATTGCTACGCTTACATGGGTACTTGCTTATGAAACTGGTAATGGTCGTAAGACTGAAGCAGTAAAGGAAACCTTTAGAAAGTTACTCAGTGATGAGTATCAAGAGAAGGCATCTGTGTTAGGTTATGTACCTCTCAGAGGTGACATCCTTGAGAAGTCTCGTGCTGCTGTCGAAAGGATATCTAAATAGTATACTAACAATTTTATAATGACTGCTCCAACTTTAACAGACTTAATTTATATTAAGAGAAATTTCTTAAGTCCAGAGCACTGTAAATATATCATTAATGAGTTTGAGACAAGTCCAAACCCACCTCAACAAGAACATTGTCCTCAAGCCTTTAGTGGTGTAGATACATACTCTACATTTTCAGTTAAGGATTCTCAATATAGAAGTGCTAGCTTCTATATGATACATGAAACTATTGAACAGACTATTAATGAGTATTGGGATTACACTGATACTTTTGGTGCTTTTCATGTTGCTAGAAGGGGCAGTATGTTATTCCCTCATAGGTATCGTCTTATGAAATATGAAAAGGGATCTTGGATACATCCTCATGTAGATCATGATACTGGTATCTATGGTAGTTGTACTATAAATTTAAATACTGACTATGAGGGTGGTACATTTGCTTTTTGGGGAGGACTTCATAAAGTTAAGTTGGGATTGGGTGATGTGATGATTTGGCCAGCAGATTATTTCTGGGTACATGAAGTAGAGGAAATTACAGCAGGTACTAGGTATTCTGCAAATTGTTTTTTATGTAGAGAACCAATGCATTTACCAGAAGAATGCAAATATAATATCAGGGGATGTGAGCCTGCTTTTACATGAGTGCAATTCATTTAAAGCAAGAGTTTAAATACTGTGAAGGTATACCTTGGGATGATGTTGTAGATAAAATTAATAATGAATACAAAGAAGGAACATTATCCTTCTTTTCTTTTCATCAGTTACATAAAGGTCCGACTCAAGAAGGTGATGACATCTACGGATTTATGGATGGATATTTACCAAATAATGAGAAGGTGAGTCCACCAACATTCGGATTACATAATGAGTATCATCCAAATAGAATAGGTGATGTTGCAGAGATGGTTAGACAACGATGGCCTGCTAAAGAGATGCAAGTGTTTGCTTCTCTAGGTGGTGGAGGAGCAACTTATGGTAAGCATAAAGATCCTATGAATGTATTACTTGTTCAGTCTGTTGGTACTATGAGGTATGATGTTGAAGGAATAGGTATGATAGATGTTAAACCTGGTGATGGTATATACATTCCAAAAGAAACATATCATTGTCCTTATGTTATAGAACCAAGAATAACTTTGAGCTTTGATATATAGTGTACAACAAAAGAGACCTGAAGGGTCTCTTTTTATATGGAGATTTAAATGAATGTTTATTTAAATTTGAAGCAAACTAATTATGGTGGTGAATCAGATCTCTTGACACTTGATGTGCCTTCGAGTTATACTGAGGAACTATTACGATATGTTAGACCTATTGCTGAAGAAAAAAATGTACCTGAGTCTCGTATACTTAAGGACATTATAAAAGAATCAATTAACGAAATCCAGAGGAGAAACTATGAGCGTAAGAGTCGTAAGAATGCGAAACGGTGAAGACGTAGTAGCCGATTTGTATGAAGTGACATCTAAGGAAGACACTGAGAAGCCAATAGCATTTCAGTTACGTCATCCTTACAATCTGTATCTAACAGATCCAGCACCTGTAGGTGATGGAGAAATAAGAAAACTATCTTCACCAGAGATTAGTTTTCAACCCTGGGCACCATTTTCAAAAGACCATACCATCATGCTTAAACTTGATGAAGTGGTGAGTGCTTATGAAACCTTTGACGAGGTTATTGACAAATACAACGAACTAGTGGAGGCAGTTACACATGGAGGAGGAGATGATGCAGCAGCAGTTGAAAGTGATACTGCTGAAACAGAGACAGGAGTACCTGTTGGGGAAGGTGACGGAGCTGGATGAGGAACCTACTATCCTTATAGAAAGATGTTATGAGGTTATCTCTGAGGAAGAGATTGTACCTTTCCCATCATTTACAGCACAACGAGATGTCTTCTTGACATCTGATACGATTATGAGTATACTAGACCCAAGTCCAAACTTGGTTGAATTATACAACAGTAAATGAGTCAGTTCTACACCAACATTCAACTAGCTGGCGACACTATCCTCTATAGAGGATATCAAGATGGAGACCCAGTACAATTTCGTACTAAGTTTTCTCCTACTTTATATGTTCCTTCTAAAAAGAAGGAGAAGTATAAGACACTTGATGGTAGATCAGTTGCTCCTATGGAGTTTCTAACTGCTAGAGATGCACGAGAGTTTATTAAAAAGTATGATGGTGTAGAGAATTTTGAAGTGCATGGTTATGAACGTTTTGTATATCAGTATATAAGACGTGAGTTTCCTGATGATATTGATTATAATATCAATCAGATGAAAATCTTTGCATTGGACATTGAGGTTCAATGTGAGAATGGATTCCCTGATGTAGAAGCTGCAGCAGAAGAGATGCTTTCGATTACCATTAAAGATATGGTATCGAAAGAATTTTTTGTATGGGCAGTTAGAGAGTTTGAAGTACCTGATGGTGTCAAAGCATTTATCTATGACACTGAAAGGGAAATGCTCACTCACTTTATTAGGTGGTGGGTAGAGAATACACCAGACATACTTACAGGATGGAACGTTAACCTATATGACGTACCTTATATTGCACGTAGGGTGAATAGGATATTGGGTGAGAAGTGGATGAAGTCATTATCACCTTGGAACAGAGCAAACGAAAGAGAAGTTTATGTACAAGGACGTAAAAATTATGCTTACGATGTGTCTGGTATCAACATTCTTGACTATCTTGACCTTTACCGTAAGTTTACTTATACTAACCAGGAATCATACAGACTCGATCACATCGCTTTTGTGGAACTAGGTCAGCGTAAGGTAGACCATAGTGAGTATGATAACTTTAAAGACTTCTATACATCTGATTGGCAGAAGTTTATTGAATACAACATCCAAGACGTTGAGTTGATTGACAGATTGGAAGATAAGATGAAGTTGCTTGAACTTGCTATAACTATGAGTTATGATGCTAAGGCAAACTTCGAGGATGTATATTCTCAGGTACGCATGTGGGATACTATTATCTACAATTACTTGAGTGATAAGAACATCGTTGTCCCACCCCGAAAGGGATCTAAAAAAGACGAAAAATACGCAGGTGCTTATGTCAAGGAACCGATTCCAGGAAAGTATGATTGGGTGGTCAGTTTTGACCTTAATAGCCTGTATCCTCATCTTATTATGCAATACAACATCTCACCAGAAACCCTCTGGGAGACTCGACATTCCAGCTCGAGCGTTGAACGGATTCTAAATCAAGAGATTGATTTTGATGGTAAGTTTGCTGTGTGTGCTAATGGTGCTCAGTATCGTAAGGACATACATGGATTCTTACCAAAGATTATGCAGAAGATCTATGATGAGCGTACGATTTATAAGAAGTTGATGCTTACGGCTAAGAGTGAGTATGAAAAGAAACCAAGTGAAAAATTAAAGAAGGATATTAGTAAGTACAATAACATTCAGATGGCACGTAAGATTCAATTGAACTCTGCCTATGGTGCTATTGGTAATCAATACTTCAGATACTATAACCTTGCTAACGCAGAGGCAATTACTCTGTCAGGACAGGTTAGTATTAGATGGATTGAAAACAAAATGAATCAGTATCTTAACACGATACTTAAAACTGAAGGAGAAGATTATGTTATTGCTAGTGATACCGATAGTATCTACCTCAATCTTGGTGATTTGGTTGACGGTGTATACAAGGGGAGAGAGAAAACTGATGAGAGCGTTGTTCGGTTCCTTGACAAGGTGTGTCAAACTAAATTTGAGCCTTTTATTGAGAGTTCTTACCAAGAATTGGCCGAGTACGTTGGAGCGTACGAACAGAAAATGATTATGAAGAGGGAGAACATTGCCAACAAAGGTATATGGACTGCCAAGAAGAGATATATTCTCAACGTATTCAATAGTGAAGGTGTTCAGTACGCTGAACCTAAGTTAAAGGTTATGGGTATAGAGTGTGTTAAGTCATCTACACCAGGTGCTTGTAGGGATAAGATTAAGGAGTGTTTGAAGGTTATTATGAATGAGGGTGAAGAAGCAGCACAAGATTTCATTAAGAATTTTAGAGATGAGTTTGATACATTACCTGTTGAGGACATATCATTTCCTAGAGGATGCAATGGGATAAATAAGTGGGCGAATCCATCTAGTATATACAGCAAAGGCACTCCCATACATGTTAGGGGTGCTTTGTTGTTTAATCATTACAACAAGAAAAACAAGTTACAACATAAGTATCCTTTAATACAGGATGGTGAAAAGATAAAATTTGTTTATCTTAAGACACCTAATAAATTCGGAGAGAATGTGATATCATATCTACAGACTCTACCGAAGGAGTTTGGACTTGACAAACAAGTGGACTATGACTTACAATTCAGCAAGAGTTTTCTTGAACCAATTAAAGTCATTATGGATAAGATAGGATGGAAGCCAGAAAAAGTTGCTAACCTTGAATTTCTATTCGGATGACCACATACATTGTTGAATATCAGAAAGCCTTTAGTGCTGGAGAAAATCCTAGTGAGAAGGAGTTCTTCGACAAAGACGAAGCAAAATGGTTTGAACGTGCCATGAAACGTTCTAATTACATTACAAAATTATTTAAGAAAGATTAATGAGTTTTTTAACAGATGTAGCAAAGGAGATTGGTAATGAGTATGCAGGACTTGTTAGTGATGGTGTCTCAGCAGGAGACAGTGCTGATTTCATTGATACTGGTAGTCACATTTTCAATGCTTTGGTTAGCGGTTCAATCTACGGTGGAGTTCCCTCAAACAAAATCACTGCTATCGCTGGTGAGTCTTCTACTGGCAAGACTTTCTTTTGCCTTGGGATTGTTCAGCATTTTCTTGACAGCAATCCCGATGCTGGAGTAATTTATTTTGAATCTGAGTCTGCTATATCTAAGCAGATGATTGAAGATCGTGGTATTGCATCTGATCGTATGTTGATAGTTCCTGTTGCAACTATCGAACAGTTCCGAACTCAAGCATGTAGAATCTTAGACAATTATGTAGATCAACCAGAAGATAAGCGTCAACCCTTAATGTTTGTTTTAGATTCTTTAGGTATGCTTTCTACAGAGAAAGAGATTGCAGACGTTGTAGCAGATAAACAGGTACGTGACATGACTAAGAGTCAACTTATTAAAGGTGCGTTCCGTGTTCTTACTCTTAAGTTAGGTAAAGCAAATGTTCCAATGCTCGTTACTAATCATACATATGATGTAATTGGTTCTTATGTGCCTACGAAAGAAATGGGAGGTGGAAGTGGACTCAAATACGCTTCATCAACAATTATATATCTATCAAAAAAGAAGGAAAAGGATGGTACTGAGGTTGTTGGAAATATTATCAAATGCAAAGCCCAAAAATCTAGACTAACGAAAGAGAATTCTCAAATTGAAACACGTTTATATTATGATAAAGGTCTTGATAGGTATTATGGGTTGTTAGAATTGGGTGAGAGAGGTGGACTGTGGAAGAATGTAGCAGGTAGATATGAAATGAACGGTAAGAAAGTTTATGCCAAACAAATACTTAAAGATCCAGAAACATATTTCACCACTGAAGTGATGCAAGCACTTGATGAAATTGCTGCACAGGAGTTTCGTTATGGAAGTTAATCCTTTACAGGTTTCTTTATCTGATGTAATCAAACCTTGCGAAAGACTTATAGATTATATAAAAGTCTATGATGATATTTGTGATAAAGAATTCTGTGATGATATTATAAAATCATTTAATTCGTCGGAAGATCATCACGCATATATCGATAGATTACAAAGACCTACGTTTACTGAGATGAATATATCTGAAAGGTATACGGCAAGGGATGTTGAATGGATGAGTCATCAAGCACAAGTTCAATCTCATTTTATTGAAGCTGTTAGTCGGTACGTAGATGAGTTGGAAATGGGTCCAGATTTTCCTGCTAAATATGCTTTTGAGGAGTTTAGAATTAAACGATATCGTGAAAATTCTGGTGATGAATTTGCAGATCATGTTGATGTTGGAGATCATAATTCTGCTCGTAGATTTTTGGTATGTTTTTTATATTTGAATGACGTTGAGGAAGGTGGAACTACAGACTTCCCAAAAATTCATCATGCAATTACTCCAAAGTGTGCTAGGATATTAGTGTTCCCTCCAAACTGGATGTATCGTCATGCAGGTCGCCCAGTTACTAAAGGTACAAAATACATTCTCGGATCCTATCTTCACTACCTATGAACTTAGAAGTAACTATCCTCAGTAATCTGGTATACAGTGAAAAGTATACTAGAAAGGTATTGCCATTCCTTAAGTCGGAATACTTTACTGCACGTGAACATAAGATTATCTTCTTAGAGATTCATGAATATGTTAGTCAGTATGATGCGTTACCGTCTCTTAATGCCTTAGGAATTGAGTGTCAAGAAAGAACTGATCTAACTGAAGAACAATTTAAAGATGTTATTGGAGTTCTAAATGTTCTTTCTGATGATATTTCAGACCATGACTGGTTACTAGATGCTACCGAGAAGTGGTGTCAAGAACGTGCGATCTACTTATCTCTTATGGAGAGTGTTAAGATTGCTGATGGTCAGGACTCTAAGAAAGATAAGGGTGCTATACCACAAATTTTATCTGAAGCACTTGGTGTATCATTCGATCAACACGTAGGACATGATTATGTCTCAGACGCAGAAGCAAGATATGATTTCTATCATCGCAAAGAAGATAAGATCCCTTTTGATCTATCTCTCTTCAATAAAATTACGAAGGGTGGTCTTCCTAACAAGACTCTTAATATCGCACTTGCTGGTACTGGTGTGGGCAAGTCTTTGTTTATGTGTCACTGTGCTTCCTCTGCCCTTCTTCAAGGGAAGAATGTCCTTTACATCACGTTGGAAATGGCGGAGGAAAAAATCGCTGAACGCATTGATGCGAATTTACTCAACATCCCCATTCAAAAACTTTCGGATTTTCCGAAGGTAATGTTTGAGAAGAAGATTGCAAAACTTTCTGAAAAGACTCAAGGTAAATTAATTATCAAAGAGTATCCTACTGCGTCTGCACATGTTGGACATTTTAAATCTCTTATTAATGATCTTGCTCTTAAAAGATCTATTCGACCTGATATTATATTTGTAGACTATTTAAATATTTGTGCCTCTCAGAGGTACAAAGGATCTATCGTTAACAGTTACACTTATGTCAAAGCAATCGCAGAGGAACTTAGGGGTCTCGCAGTTGAGGCGAACGTTCCGATTATATCTGCCACTCAAACTACTCGTAGCGGTTACGGTAGTAGCGATGTCGACCTTACTGACACCTCTGAATCTTTTGGACTCCCTGCTACTGCTGACCTTATGTTTGCCCTTATTTCTACAGAAGAGTTGGAAGGCTTGGGACAGATAATGGTTAAGCAATTGAAGAATAGGTATAATGATCCTACTTCTTACAAAAGATTTTGTATAGGTATTGACAGATCAAAGATGAGGTTGTATGATATAGAGGAATCTCAGAAAGACCTAGTTGATGCTGGTCAACCTGAGACTGATCTAGTTCAAAAATTCAAATCAAAGAAAACTTTCCAAGACCTAAAGTATGATTGATCTTAAAAAGTATGCTCAATTTGTTGATGGTGTAACCTCTGATGAGAGCAAAGATGGTGATGCATTTACTCATCGTATAGCAGATTTATATTATCAAGATTTTGATACTCATAGATTGCTTACTGCTGCAGTAGGATTGTGTGCTGAGTCGGGTGAGTTCACTGAGATTATTAAGAAGATAGTCTTCCAAGGTAAACCAGTTAATAATGAGAACCTGTGGCATCTTAAACGTGAGTTGGGTGATGTTATGTGGTACGTTATGCAAGCATGTATGGGATTAGGAGTAGATCTAGATGAGGTTATTGAAATGAATATAGATAAGTTAAAATCAAGATATCCTGGTGGGGAATTTGATGCCCACTACTCTGAAAACCGTAAAGAAGGAGATTTGTAATGCATTTAATTTTACCTATCATTTGTATTGGACTGATTGTTCTAGTAATAGTATATTCAGTCATAAACAGATATGACCCTCATTAAAGCATGGAGGATTTGGAAGTATGCACTGGGTTCATTCTCTGACGAAAAGACTAGACGCTACGACAACTACGTTGTTCTGGTACGTACTTTTATTTTCATATCTTATCTCGTCACTAACTGTTTTATTATTAGCGGAGTAATCCGACACTGGAATTAATTATGCCATTATCAGAACAAGTCGAATCCTCTCTCATGGAGGCACAAGAAGATCTACGTAACGCATTATCATTTGCAGCACGTACTGAGAAACCATACATATCAAAACACATTGCAGATATGTTATCTAATATTGATAATATTCTACATGTAGTTCCTTTACTAGAGCAAGTCGAAGAAGGACTTAAAGACGAATGATGCAGAATGTTTTACTTAGGATATTCTATGA